CGGCGCTGCCGAGATAGTCGCCGATGACCGACTGGTCGAAGGCGTTGATGATGCGGATATTCTGGGGTTGGGCGGGCGCTGGCGCCGCGACCATGCCGCGCTGCTGCTCCTGGGTCAACACCAGTTCGCCCTTTTTCAGGATCGCCGGTACCTCATCACCGACCAGACCGCCGCTGTGGTAGCGGCGGGCGCGGGAAAATGTCGTGACCGGCACTGATCTGGTAAATGTTTCTGCCCCTGGCGCGCCAACCATCCCGCCTTGGTGAAAACCAATCGCGGAAATGGCCGCGCCGATCCATCCACCAACTTTGCCGGTCGTGACCATATCGCCAAAAAGCGCTTTGGCAAGTTGCGCTGCGACGGCTTCGGCCAGCATGCGCTGGATAACCTGGGTGAATTTCCGCGCCATCCCGTCGAGACCTTCGGAAAACGGGTCGAACAGAAAATCAGCCAACGTGCTCTGGATGTTTTGCGCGGCCGACTTGGCAAATTCGTCCATTTCGTCGGCAGCATCCTTGGTCTTTTCTGACACCTTGTCGAGGCGGGCAGCGACGGCCTCGAGATATTGTTCTTCGGCGATGCGGCCTTTTTCGAACGCGCCAGTGATAAATATCATGTCATCGCGGACGGCTTCGAGCTTTCCGGTCGGGGTCTCATCAAGGAGCCTGTTGAGGCGGGCGAGTTCGTCGGCGGCGAGCTTGGTGGCCCCGGTCAGGTCATCGCGCACGGCCTGGACGATTGCCGGGTCGAGGCCGGCCGCGGCGAGTTCGTCGAGCTTCTGCAACTCGCGCACCAGCGTGGCGGCCTTGACGACGTCAGTCTTGTCGATGGCGGCGGCGATGCGCTCGGTGAGCTGCTGATCGTAATCAACGAATCCAGCGAGGCGCTCGCTGCCGCCCCGGCCCCTTCCACCTGACTTGCCACCACCGCTGGCGGCGATGCCGCCGGCGAATTTGAGCTTCTCACGGGCTTCGACCGCGGCCGATCCGGTGGCCTTGAGTTTTCCGATGTTTTCTTCGAGGGCAGTTGAAAACAGCTTGCGGGAAAGTATCACGTCGGCGTCGACAAGATACTCGCTGCCAATGGTCGCGGCTCCCTTAAAATCCCCGCTGATGACCGCGCCGACCTGCGCGGCAGCGGCGCCGATGCCCTTGCCAACAATCTGCACTGTGCGCAGCACGCCGTCGAAGGCGTCAATGACGAAGGCAGCGGCACGCGCGGCGCCGAGCGCCCATTCCCTGATGCTGCCGTCGGCGGCCAGTGCCTTGGCAGATCCCCGCACGCCGTCGGTGCCGGAGATCATGTCAACCATCGTCTTTACGAAGACGTTGGCGGCTGGAAGCACTTCTGCGCTGATCATCTTGGCGACTGCGCCCTGGGCGGCCGACAGTCGCTTGAGGTTCTTTTCGTACTCCTCGGCGGTGGCGGCCTGCTCGCTGGTGACCTTGACGACCAGTTCGCCGCTGGCGGCGAGGTCCTTCAGGTAGGGCAGCAACTGGGCGCCGGACTTGCCGAGTAGCGTGGTAGCGACGGCGGTCTTGGCTGCACTATCCTCGTATTCGTCCAGGCGGTCGGCGACCAGCTTGAGCTGATCTGACGTATCGAGTAGGCGCAATTCCGCCGGGTCTAGCTTGAGCGCGGCGAAGGCGGCGCCGGTGTCTGTCGTTTCGTCGCCGGCCGTGGCGGTGGCCTTGGCCAGCTTGACCATGCCAGCTTCAAGCTGGCCGAGATCGGTGCCGCTGATTTTGGCGACGGCGGTCAGGCCGCTGACTTTCTCGGTCGTGCTGCCGACGATTTCGGCGAAGTCGTCAAGGCGCGCTGCGCCTTCGACGTAGCTGTCAAAAGCGCCTTTCAGCGCGCCGACCGACAGGGCGCCGGCCAGGCCGGTGAACAGCAAGCCGAGCCCCGAGAAAGCGGACTGAATGCGGCTGGCCGCGCCATCGGCAAGGGACGCCATGGTTTTCATGTCTCTTTCGAAACTAGCCAGGCGGGTTTCGAGATCGATCGATAATTTTGCAATGGCCATGTCAGTCCGTTTTCGGTCGGTGGGTCACGATGGTTTCCAGCCGGTGCAGCAGGCCGTCCAGATCGTCGATTCCGAGCCAGGCTGCGACCAGCGGCAGCCCGGCCCAGTCGATGCCGCCGGTGCCCGTCTTGAGCAGCGCGGCGACGCGAAAAGCGAAGATGTCGGCGTTGCTCAGGGCGGGGAGTGTTTCCCCTTCACATTCGATGCCGGCGGCGGCATCGATGTGGGCAATCAGTTTTTTTCGGTGTCGGCGACGGCCTTTTCGTGGGCGGCAACGAGGTCGACGATCTTCTGCGCCACCTTCTGCATGGCGGCGCGCTGGTCGTCGATCCACACGGCCCAGAGGTCGGCATCGAAATCGAGCGCGTCGCTTGAGCCGGAAGCGACGAAATCGGCTTCGCTGAATCCTTCCCAACCGACGACATGCTTCTTGACTTCCGGCGCTCCGGCAGCGAGGTATGGCGTGCCGTCATCGTTGCGCCGCAGCAGGGCGAGCGATTCGACCTCGGACGGGCGGCGCACGCGGACGCGCTTGCCGCCGTCCAGATCGAGCCATTCGGCGCGCTGCGCGAGCGCGGCGGCGATCAGGTGCTCCTTATTCATCAGGCCACCGGCGGCAGGAAGAGGACAGCGCCGGAGACGGTGACGTTGAAGCTGCCGGTGCCGAGCGAGCCCTGGCTGACGTCTTCCCCGGGCAGAGAGGGCTGGCCACGGAAGAGACGCTGCGAGCCATCGGAGAGCGTGATGCGGAAGACCATGTAGGACTGCTCGAGGGCGGCCGTACGGATCAGGCCGATGGCTTCGTCGTCCTGCGTTTCCAGCTTGAGGTCGATGCTGACCGATTGCGCGGCGAGCAGGCCGTTGGCGTTTTTCTTGATGACATCGATAAGGACGGTGATGTCGATCTGATCGGCCTCGCCGCCACCGATCTTGTAGGACGCAGCGCGCGACAGCGTTGACCATGCAGTGATCGGCGTGAAGTTGGCGGTTCCGGTGAAGGCCGGGAAGTTGGTTGTTTTGATGCCCTGCAGTTCGAAGGTGTTGGCGGCCGGCGCATCGACGCGCACGGCCTGGCCTTCTAGTTGTGCCATTCCGCTGACGGTGCCGAAGTAGCCGACCGAGCCGTCGGTGAGCGCATGCGCCGTCGAGGTGGCGACGCCGGGCGATGCCTGCGTGACAGCGGAGACGACCTTGGCGGCGGCCTCGGTCTTGGAGATTTCGACGCGGACGTTACGGCCGATCAGGGGGGTTCCCATTTTGCTGCTCCTTTAAATGAAAAAACCCGCCGGAGCGGGTTGTGGTTGGCGGGTACTGCAGGTCGGCGGGTCAGCCCCACCAGGTGATTTCGATCACGTCGGCGAACTGGCCGACCTCGGCGTCGAAGCCGGAAAAGCGGTTGTCGTAAGGCACGCCGGTGGCGATCAGCGCAGCCACCAGGGCATCGCCGACGGCCTTGGCCGCCGTGCGCGTGGTGCCCCATCCGACGATGCGGAAGCGGTACGGCGTGGCGGCGAGGCTGTTGTCCAGGCACCACTCGGGCGTCGCGCTCTCGGTGCTGAAGACCACGGCCGGAAGCGCCTGGTCCTCGGGAATCGCGTCCGGGTAGATGCGCGTCGAGACCAGCGCGGTCAACGGCGCGTAACCGGCCAAAACGGCGTAGAGATCGGATTCGGCGCTCATGCGAACAACGACTCCTGAACATTGACGGCGGAAATACAGTGCGGGCTGCACCACAGCGTTTCGGACGCGCTATTGGCGACTGCCTCATCGGTGAGCGCGTAGCCCTTGCGCGCCGTCCAGGTGCGCAGGTGCCAGCCGTGATCGAGCAGCGCGTCGTGCTCGCCGGCATGGCCGCAAATGACTATTCGCAGCAGCGGGTTGTCGCCGTTCTCGGCGCACCAGGCTTGCACTTGCAGCGGCAAGTCGGTGCCGACGCCGCCAGCGCTGTAATCCATCGCGCCATTGGTGTAGGGCGGATCGAGAAAGACTCCGGTCAGGCCGTGGCGAGTGGTCACTGAATCCTTGACAACGCGCGTCCAGTCGCCGCAGGCGACGCGCACATCGCGCAGGCGCTCGTGCAGTTGCGCGAACCAGTCATGAATGAAGGCGCGGCGGTCGCCCCGCCCGGCCGACAGGTGCGGCAGCTGGCGGTTGATGCCCTGCCCGGCGTTGCCAAGGTGCGGGAGCTTGCGGTTGATGCCCCTCCCGGCGTCGCCAAGGTGCGGGAGCTTGCGGGAGTCGACAATGCGCTCGCCGTCGTGAATCCACGGGCCGGTGCCTGAGCACCAGCCGGAGCCGATCCAGTTGCAGGCGCCCCAGCACCACCATCCGGCGATTTTGGCGTCGTACCAGGACGGGTCGGCGTGTAGCGCCTCGGTGAGCGCGGCGGTCTGCCGCACCAACCAGGAATGACGGGCGAACAGGTCGACTTCGTTGCACGGCCAGTCGGCATGGTGCGCGACGGCATCCGGGTCGGCGGCGATGGCGCGCCAGAAATTGGCGACGAATCCGTCGGCGTCGTTGATCGTTTCGACCCGCTTGCCATCCGGCGCGCCGAGCAGCATGGCGGCGGACCCGGAAAACGGCTCGACATAGTTGTCGACCGCACCAAACGCCGCCCACACCTGCTCGCAGGCGCTGGACTTGCCGCCAAACCATGGAAAGGGCGCGGCCAGGGTTCCGGCGTTGGAAATCATCTCAGCCTCCCAGACGGTTCAATGCTTCGATGGCCGGCACGGCGTCGCGCTCGAAGGCGGCCAGCGCCTGCGGCAGGGCATCGGCGCCGGCATCGAGGAAGTTCTTCCCGGTCGTGCCGGGGTGCTTGACCATCTTGACGACGCGCCCGCCGAAGGCCAGCGCCTTGGCCGTCTTCGGCTTGATGACGTGGGCCTTGGTGCCGAAGGCGACCCAGCGCCAGTAGTACGGATCGAGCTTGCTGTTGGCGCCGCGCTCGCCGGCCTTGGCCGGGCGGACATTGACGAAGACGCCGACATCGCCGGCCGCGCGGGCGGCCTTCGAGGTGCGCACGGTGATGCGGCGGCGCAGCAGGCCCTTGGT